CACCGCCTGGATCAGGAACAACCGCGCCGGTGGCGTCGCCCTCGCGCCCGAAGGCGGGGCAGCGGCTGGTCGAGGGGTCGCGGTTGTTCCTGATCCAGGCGGTGACCGAGCGCGATCCGGATGGCCGCTACCTGACCTGTTTTGCCCGTGAGGAGGTGCCGAAATGAGCTATGGAGCAGCGCCTGCCCTGCAGACGGCGGTCTTTCAGCGCCTGTCGGCCTGGCCCACCCTGGCGGGGGTTTCGATCTACGACGCGGTGCCGCCGAATGTCACCGGCACCTTCGTGCTGATCGGCCCGGAGGAAGCGCGCGACCAGTCCGACAAGACCAGTGCGGGGGCCGAGCATCAGCTGGTGATCAGCGTGATCACCGATGCCACCGGCTTTCTGTCGATCAAGACCATCGCTGCGGACATCTCGGACGCGCTGATCGGTGCCCCGCTGACCCTGATCCGGGGGACGCTGGTGAACCTGTTGTTCCTGCGGGCCAGCGCCCGCCGGATCGAAGAAGGCGAGACGCGCCGGATCGACCTGACCTTCCGGGCGCGGATCCAGCTCTGACGCCCCTGACACCTTTTGCATACGGAGAACGAACATGGCTGTGCAAAGCGGCAAGGATCTCTTGATCAAGATCGACCAGACCGGGGACGGCCAGTTCGTCACCATCGCGGGCCTGCGGGCGACGCGGATCAGCTTCAACACGGAATCGGTGGATGTCACCAGCCTGGAAAGCCAGGGCGGCTGGCGGGAACTGCTGGCCGGGGCAGGGGTGAAGACGGCCCAGATCTCGGGCTCGGGCGTGTTCCGCGACGAGAACACGGACGAACGCGCGCGCCAGGTGTTCTTCAACGGCGAGATCCCGGCGTTTCAGGTGGTGATCCCCAGTTTCGGCGTGATCGAGGGGCCGTTCCAGATCACCTCGATCGAATATGCGGGCAGCCACAACGACGAGGCGAGCTACGAGATGGCCATGGCCTCGGCCGGGGCGCTGACCTTCACGGCGCTTTGATGGCGAACCCGATGGCGAACCCCTGGGCGGGCGAAGTGGCGATCTGGCTGGACGGCCAGCGCCACGTGGCAAAGCTGACGCTGGGGGCGCTGGCCGAGCTGGAGGCGGCGCTGGAGACGGGGTCGCTTCTGGAGCTGGTGTCCCGGTTCGAGGAGCGGCGGTTCAGCACGCGCGATGTGCTGGCGCTGATCGTGGCCGGCCTGCGTGGCGGGGGCTGGCAGGGCCAGGCCGCCGACCTGTTGCGTGTCGAGATCGGCGGCGGGCCGGTCGAGGCGGCACGGGCGGCGGCCGAGCTTCTGGCGCGGGCGTTCTCGTTGCCCGGTGAGCCATGAGCGACCCCGGCAACGGGATCGACTGGCGCGGGCTGATGCAGGCGGGCCTGCACGGTCTGGGGCTGGAGCCGGGGGTGTTCTGGCGGCTGACCCCGGTCGAATTGCGGATCATGCTGGGGCGGGAGCAGATGCTTCCGCCCCTGACGCGCGCGCGGCTGGCGGAACTCGCCGCCGCGTTCCCCGACATACGGAAGGATCAGGGCGATGGCGGATATCGGAACGATGCAGGAGCAGCTGCAGGCGCTGGAGGCGCAGATGGGATCGTCCGTGTCGATGGTCGCGGCCTTTGACGGCGAGCTGGCCCGGATGCGCGAGACGATGGTCTTTACCGGTCGCGAGGTGAACACGCTGTCCAGCGGAATCAGCGGCGGCCTGAGAAAGGCGTTCGACGGGCTGGTATTCGACGGAATGAAGCTGAACGACGCGCTGAAGTCGGTCGCCAACACCATCGTCGACACGGTCTATTCCATCGCGATGAAACCGATCACCGGAGCGCTGGGCGGGTTTTTGGCGCAGGGGCTGTCGGGGTTGATGGGCGGGGGCATGCCCTTTGCCAATGGCGGGGCGTTCAGCCAGGGCCGGGTGATGCCCTTTGCCAAGGGCGGCATCGTGGGCGCGCCCACGACCTTTCCGATGCGCGGCGGGCGCGGCCTGATGGGCGAGGCGGGGCCAGAGGCGATCATGCCGCTGGCGCGCGGCCCCGACGGGCGGCTGGGGGTGCAGGCGGGCGGGGGCCGGGCGGTCAGCGTGGTGATGAACATCTCGACCCCGGATGTGCAGGGCTTTCAGCGCAGCCAGTCCCAGGTCGCCGCCCAGGTCAGCCGCGCCCTGGCGCGCGGTCAACGCAATCGCTGAGGTAGAGACATGGCTTTTCACGAGATACGCTTTCCGGCGAACCTGAGCTTCGGGTCGGTCGGCGGCCCCGAACGGCGGACCGAGATCGTCACGCTGGCCAACGGGTTCGAAGAACGCAACACGCCCTGGGCCCATTCCCGCCGCCGCTATGATGCGGGTGTGGGCTTGCGGTCGCTGGACGATGTCGAGACGCTGATCGCCTTCTTCGAGGCGCGGACGGGTCAGTTGCACGGCTTTCGCTGGAAGGACTGGTCGGACTTCAAGTCGGGCCTGCCGTCGGCGGCGCCCGCGCCTGGGGATCAGCTGCTGGCGCTTGGCGACGGGGTCACGACCGTCTTTCGGTTGCAGAAGACCTATGTCTCGGGCTTGCAAAGCTATGTCAGGCCGATCCTGAAGCCGGTGGCGGGCACGGTCCGGGTCGCGGTGGGCGGTGATCCCAAGGTCGAGGGGCCGGAATATTCGGTGGCGGTGGATACGGGTGAAGTGACCTTTGTCCTGCCCCCCGCCCTGGGAGCACGGGTGACCGCAGGGTTCGAGTTTGACGTGCCCGTCCGGTTTGACACCGATGCGATCCAGACTTCGGTCGCGTCGTTCCAGGCCGGGGACGTGCCCAGCGTGCCCGTGGTGGAGATCCGGCTATGACCAGCGACGCGCTTTACGCGCATCTGGCCAGCGGCACGACCACGACCTGCCGGGCCTGGGTGGTGTCACGCCGGGATGGCACGGTGCTGGGCTTTACCGACCATGACCGGGACCTTTCGGTGGCGGGCGTGACCTGTCGCGCCAATACCGGCATGACCGCGCGGGCCTTGCAGCAGACGACGGGGCTGTCGGTCGACAACTCGGAAGCCGTGGGCGCGCTGAGCGATGCGGCGGTCAGCGAAGGCGATATCCTGGCCGGGCGCTATGACGGGGCCGAGGTGCGGGCCTTCCTGGTCAACTGGGCGAACCCGGAGGATCGGGTCGAGCAGTTCCGCGGCAGTCTGGGCGAGATCCAGCGCGCGGGTGGCGGGTTTCGGGCCGAACTGCGGGGCCTGAGCGAGGCGCTGAACCAGGCGCAGGGGCAGGCCTATGTGTCGCGCTGCTCGGCCGTTCTGGGGGATGGCCGGTGCCGGTTCGACACGCTGCAGCCGGGCTATTTCGCGGACCGGGTGGTGGAAGCGGTCTTAGAGGGGCGGGTCCTGAGCTTTGCCAGCTTTGCAGGCTATGACGACCGCTGGTTCGAAGCCGGTCGGCTGGAGGTGCTGGACGGGGCCGCGCGGGGTCTGGTGGGCGTGGTGAAGTCGGATCGGTTGACCGGGACGGCGCGGCGGGTGGAGCTGTGGCAGTCGACCATCGCGCCCTTGGCCGAAGGCGACACAGTGCGGATCATCGCAGGATGCGACAAGTCACCGACAATGTGCCGCACCAAGTTCGGGAATTTCCTGAATTTCCGGGGCTTTCCGCACATTCCGGGCGACGACTGGCTGACGTCCTATCCCCGTCCGGACCAGGTGAACACGGGTGGCCCCAGGTTCTTTGGAGGCAATGCCGGATGATCGCGTTGCACGTGGTTGCCGAGGCGCGATCCTGGATCGGGACTCCGTACCTGCACCAGGCCAGCGTCAAGGGTGCCGGGGCGGACTGCCTTGGCCTGTTGCGCGGGATCTGGCGCAGCCTGTACCTGCAGGAACCCGAACCCGTGCCGCCCTATACGGATGACTGGGCCGAGCCCGATCACCGCGAGGTCCTGCTGCTGGCGGCCCGCAGATGGTTGCTGGAAAAGCCGGTGGCAAGCCAAGCTTCGGGTGATGTCCTTCTGTTCCGGATGCGCTCGGGCAGCATCGCCAAGCATCTTGGCGTGCAGTCACTGGCGGGACCCGAGCCACGGTTCATCCATGCCTACACCGGTCACGGAGTCGTCGAGAACGCCCTGTCCCAACCGTGGTGCCGCCGGATTGCCGCGCGGTTCGCTTTTCCTGAAGGAGCCAGATGAATGGCCACGCTCGTGCTATCTGCTGCCGGGGCCGCGCTTGGCGCCGGACTTGGCGGGACTGTCCTGGGACTTTCGGGCGCGGTGATCGGCCGCGCGATCGGTGCAACGATCGGGCGGGCCATCGACCAGCGCATCCTGGGGTCCGGCTCTGATCCGGTGGACATCGGACGCATCGACCGGCTGCGCCTGACGGGTGCGGGCGAGGGCGCGGCCATCGGCCAGATCTGGGGTCGGTTGCGCGTCGGCGGCCAGGTGATCTGGGCGACGGATTTCAAGGAAACGGTGCGCCGTCAGAAAACCGGCAAGGGCGCGCCAAAGCCGAAGGTCAACGAGTTCAGCTATTCGGTCAGCCTGGCGATTGCGCTGTGCGAGGGCGAAATCCTGCGGGTGGGCCGCGTCTGGGCGGACGGCAACGAAATCTCGCCGTCGGACCTGAACCTGCGGGTCTATTCCGGCAGCGAGGACCAGTTGCCCGACCCGCTGATCGAATCGGTCGAAGGCGCGGGCAAGGCTCCGGCCTATCGGGGGCTGGCCTATGTGGTGATCGAGGATCTGGAGCTGACGGAGTATGGCAACCGGGTGCCGCAGTTCACGTTCGAGGTTGTCCGGGCCGCGCAAGGGCCAGCGGTGCCGGTTGGCAGCACGCTGGACACCGCCGTCCGCGCCGTCGCGCTGATCCCGGGGACGGGGGAATATGCGCTGGCCACGACGGCGGTCCATTATGCCGAAGCCCCGGGGCGCAACCGGACGGCAAACGTGCATTCGCCGTCGGGACTGACCGACTTTGCCGCCAGCCTGGACCAGCTGGAAACCGAGCTGCCCCAGGCCGGGGCGGTGTCGCTGGTCGTGTCGTGGTTCGGCGATGACCTGCGGTGCGCGTCCTGCGAGATCAGGCCGAAGGTCGAACAGACGGCGCGGGACGGCGTGGGGATGCCCTGGCGGTCGGGCGGCATTGCGCGCGCGGCGGCGCAGACCGTGCCGGTGGTCGACGGCGCGTCCGTCTATGGCGGGACGCCCGCGGATGCGGCGGTGATCGAGGCGATTCAGGCCCTGGCCGCCCGTGGCAAGGACGTGATGTTCTATCCGTTCATCCTGATGGATCAGGTCGCCGGCAACACGCTGACCGACCCCTGGACCGGGGCGGGCACGCAACCGGCCCTGCCCTGGCGCGGACGCATCACCCTGTCCGTGGCCCCGGGGCGCGACGGGTCGCCGGACCAGGGCGCATCGGCTGCCGCCGAGGTCGCCGCCTTCTTCGGAACGGCAGAGCCTGGCGATTTTGCCATCAACGGCAGGACCATCACCTATTCCGGCCCGGCAGAATGGAGCTATCGGCGGTTCATCCTGCACTGTGCGGCGGTGTGTGTCGCGGCGGGCGGGGTCGAATCCTTCTGCATCGGGTCCGAGATGCGGTCCCTGACCCAGATCCGGGGGCCTGGTGACAGCTTCCCGGCCGTCGTTGCTCTGCGCCAGCTTGCGGCTGATGTCCGGTCGATGCTGGGGGTCGACACCAAGATCAGCTATGCGGCGGACTGG